CTTCTGACCGCCGATAAGGCGCTTACGACGGGTGTTTTTGTTCCTAACTATAGCAGCCCACTGTTCGGGGTTCTCCGACCGCCATTTGGCAATCATCCCCGCTTTCTTAAGTTTATTCGTTTTCGCCCAATAACTGGCGCGAGCAATTCTGGCATCACGTTCGGACGAGTAACGGGCTTTATCCATAGCCCGTCGATCTTCCTTGGTATACACTTTACTCATACCAAGTCCGGCTCGTAATAGCTTTGTTCATTATATTTAGGGGCTCTCGGCTCCATATCGTAGACACGACTTGCGGCATCCACGATATCTTTTTTACCCCCGAACGGAAAAAAGTGAGTTTGCAACCTGAACTGCGCCGACAGGTCGTAGATGTTCCCGTTTTCGTCCTTGCGCCTGATCGGACTGGCTATACGGAAGTTCTGGCCGGTCGATGAGTATTTCCTCTGCATCGCGGTCAGGTTCTTGGGGTCTGTCTCGTATGGCAGGAATATCTTATGTGCCCGTATATCCGGTCCGAGCCGCTGCACCCGGTCCGTCTTACTGCCTTCGCCTTCGCGTGGCCATTCCAGTTCGATGATCGTGAACCGGCCGCCTTCGTCCGGTTTCTTCATCTGCTCTTCGAAGTAGTCGAAGTCGGCCTGTGCCCCGAATGATTCGTACCCGGTGTAGCAGTATTGGACCCCCGGAGCCCGCTTCCACTTGTGGTGCATCTGCGCCGTCCGCACCCAGCGTTCGCGCAAGTCCATCTTATGGTTATACCCGTCGAGCAGGTACTTGTTCATCGCGTAGTCCACGCCGAGGACTACCACCGCCGTGTTTGCCGAATCTCTCTTCTTCGACCGGGCCGGGTCGACCATGATGTAGACGTTCAGTACTTCTGGCCTGACCTCGTAGGTGTTCAAGTCTTCGACGTTGAACATCCGCTGGGTGCCAGCTAATGGGTTTTGCAGCATCTGGCAGCTGATCACCGCCTCGCCCTGGTCGCGCACCTTCTGGTTCCAGATATCCTGGTTCAGCAGGACGGGGCTACCGTCGATCATCCCGTCGTCCGTGGCCGGGTACACTCGGGGCTTGACCGACCCCCGCTTCATAATATCTTCGTAAGTGTCGGCGTAGCTGTATCGGGTTCCGATGTGCCACTTCCTGCCACCCGCCACCCCCAAGTTGTCGGACAGTTCCCATGCCGTGGTGGTCTTCTTGATCTGCTCGGGTGTATTCACCGAGTCCGGCGTGACGACGTCATCGTACACCATCAGCCGGAAGTGACGCGAAATCGGCATTCCGTCGACCAGCCCGTGGGCTTCGATGGTAGCTTCCTTCGGGTTCGAATTCCTTTTCACTACGATCCCGGCATCCAGCGACCAACTCGGGGAGTCCTTCTCCGGGTTATCGTACAGGATGTCCGAGTAAATCCGACGAAGATGTTCATTTCGTTCGAATTCACCCCTGATCTGCTTAAGGAATGCCTTGGCGATCGGCTTGGTATGGCTAAAGACTCCGACCGTCAATTCGGGGTCCTTCATTATCTCCTGGATCACACCCGCGTACGTGATGATGGTTGACTTGTAATGCTCCCGAGCCCACAAGTCAAGGAACCCGTCAGGCTCTTCCTCTACCTCCCGGCATCGGGCATAGAGCCATGGGTGGACCAAGTCGAGCCGGTTGAGGAGCCGGACCAGCATGTAGTACCGGTCATTCCGACCGAGCCACGCTTGCCCTTCCAGGTCGTATTCATCTTCAAACTCGGCCCATAACTTGGGCACAAACTTGAAGGGGGCTTCCCGGATGGCCCGCTTTATTTCAGGGGGCGGGTTGAACGACATCCGTCACCTCCTGGCTCATTACCCTCATGAACCGGGAGGTGATCGCGTCGAAATTGGACACCTGCGTCTTCGGCTGGTCACCAATCTTGGCCCGCTTGATTTCGTCATCCTCGTAGTCGTCACGCATGCCAAATGCCTGGCGCTCCAGCAGAATGAGCACTTTGAGGGTATCACCCAACTTCTTGAGGGTGTCAGTGCGACCCGGCAGGCTGATCACCCGCTTGTAGACGTCGTTCAGTTTGTCAACGCCGTTCTTATCCTCCGAGCGTAGGATGGTTCCTACGTCTTCCATCGTGTCCTGGTAGACCGTCATGCCTTCCAGTTCGGCGAGGAAAGCCATGGCCAATCTGCGGAAACGGTCGATATCGGACCGGTGGCTCCGGATAACCGAAGCTTGCATCGTCGCGTTGATCTGGACGATGTCTTCTTCCATGGTCGGCATGCGACCGTTGGCGTCGATGATGTCGCCCGCCAGCATTTCGGTGGTCTTGTTCCGGATGGCGAGCGCCAGATCCCGGGTGATACCGTTCTTGCTGATGTAGTCAAAGAACACCGCCCGGGTGACGCCAATCTCATCAGCGCACTGCTGGACCGACTTGACGCCGGACCGGTATTGGGACGCCCCATACTCAAAATCCTTGTAGTGGGCGATCAGCGTCTTGCGGCTCATTTCTTCCGTTTCTTTATGGCCGAATTCGCTATCCTGACGGCCTTACCATCGTCGCCGGATTCCTTGAGTACCTTATTGGCGACAGCTGCCCACTGCTTCTTGGCTGCGGGGGTTTTAGCCTTCCTCGTGTGACCGAGGGCTGAGGCCATAGTCCAAGGCATGATCAGAGCGGTGCATCAGGACCGAAGGGACCCATGATGTAGCCGTCATCAGGGGATGGGATCGACCTGTTCGGACTCAAGTTCAGGTTCAGGTTCAGGCCCCGGCATGGGCACGCTGACCACGACTGATCGCTGACCGGCGGAGTATCCGGCGTCAAAGACGGCCTGGAGGCCAGACGCGTGAGAATGGCTGAGATTCGTCTTGTACAAGCTGTCAAGATCTTCATTCATGGTTCTCTTCTCTTTCAATCGTCACCGCTGTAGCCCCGGTAGCCATTATAGGCGGTCCGGGGGCCGTAACTGTTCGTCGGGCGATCCAGGTAATAGGCCAGCCGATGGGGGACGTCACCATTCGTATTCCGGGCGAGCACCCCATCGAGTTCGTAGGACCCGGTCATGTTTGGAGTGCTACGCCACTCGGCGGGGCAACAATCGTGACAGTTCTTATCCATGGGGCCGATTGTACACCCACCCCGACCGGCGAGTCAAGTAGACCCTAACAAATGTTCACGTTAATATCACGGCTTATGTATTACAAAGTTCTCTCGGCACACACTCGTACGAGGGGACCCACCTTGTTGTAGTCTGTTGCATATGGGGGTGCTACGTCAGAGGCCCCGGACGACGCGGGCTGTAGTTTCGTGTTGCATGTTGTAGGGGGGAGTACTCCGAGTGAACGCTATGTTGTCATTTCCGGAGAGTACTGCAACATGCTACATCGCGGGGCCTGTGCGACGCCCGCGCCCGCGTAGCAATAAACGTGCCAGCCCCCGGACGACGCGGGCTGTAGAGGAGTGGATCGAATTCTGTATGTACACACATACATTGTTGTAATTGCCTATATAGGAGACTACAACAACTACAACAAACAAAGATTCACGTTCAAAGATATCGCGTTTTCTCGGGGTGCCCATTCACCAAGGCAGGACCCATTTGTCGACTCTAGACTATCGGCGTTGGGGCAGCAATAGCCGACGCCTGTGGGCTATCAGAGAAGGCTCGACGATAGGGACGGACTATCGAGGGACCCAATCGAGGACAAAGGCAATCGGGCGGGGACCCAATTTGGAATTTACGCGTTCGGGATAGAGAGCCCCCGCTACTGCTAGAAACCCCGCGCCCTGGCCTGCTGGCCCTGGTCCTCGGCCCGGTGGCTCGGGGGGACCCAGCCTGGCCCTTTGTAAGTGAGCGCTAACTGGGTATGGTGCGGTGCAGCATTAGTGAGCGCTAACTGGGTATGGTGCGGTGCAGCATTAGTGAGCGCTAACCCAGGCAAGACGCGTGCCAACCAAGGCCCGGCGCACCAGGCCAGTGCACAACGGCCCGCCGACTGTCTGCCAGCCGGACACTGTCCGAAGGCCGGACACCCGCCGACGAAGGTTAGTGAGCGCTGACTTTGTCGGCTCGCGCGTAGCAAGAAGCGTGCCAGCACTTCGGCGTTGTGTCCGCGCTACGTCAGCCTTTGTCAGTTAGCGCCTGCTAACGGGCATCGGAAGGCTGGCAAGGCCCGTGCCACGCGATATGACGTCCTTGGTCACCCGACCGACGTCCTTGGTCGCAGGGTGACAGCCTTGGTCAGTGGTCCGCTCGGTTGGCACGAGCCTTGCTTGTGTGACGCGCTTTGTCGGTCGCTGTGACGCGCTTTGTCGTTCGGCCTGACAGCCTTGGTCATGCTGCACCGCACCACGACGCCGCGTGCCAGCGCGACGCGCGGCCTTCGGTTGCGCTCGCGCACCGCTGAGCTACTCTGGTAGCCGCGACCCGCTCGCGTGCGCTCCGAGCCCGGAGAGCGGCCTTCGTCGGGCTGCTGCTGCGCGTAGCGCGCGTCTGTCCTCGCGAGCGCGAGCGCGTGTCGCGCGCTTCGGTCAGCGGCCTTCGTCGGGCTGGCACGCCCCCTGCTTTTGTTTGGGTGGGGCCTGCGGCGTGGCGCGGCTCCCTCCCCCCTCCCCCCACGATCAGGAGTCTTCCCATGGCTGCTTCCCTTCCT